AGGTTTTGCCAATGTGACAGTAGAACGTCCAATATCTATATCCCCTGAAACAACGTATGCAGATTTAAATGGGCCTGAAATAACAACGATCTTTTGCTCTCGAACGCCTAACGCTAGTAGTTGACCACCAGCCCAAAGCCTAGAATCCAGCGGAATATCAAGTGCATCTAGGTTCGTATTGTAGTTATCCACCTGTTCTAGCGTCGCAGAAGGCGTGTAACCATAGGAAAGATGGAAAATATCAGTCGTTCCATAGCTCCATTTACCCAAATCAATACTGTAATAGAGCAAATATCTACCGCCAAATGTATTCTTAAAGTTCCAAATGACTAACTTCCTGACAGGATCAACCGTAGAACTAATAGCGTTAATCAACTGGTCTGGAATAGCATTCTCAAAGAACCACCGATTGACCTTTTCTAACCCAATGTTCTTAACCGTCTGACCATCACAGACATAAAAACCATCATCAGCCAAGAAATACGTCAATCCACCGAACTGAGCGATAGAACCATTAGATAAACATCCTAGAGTCCTAGAAATAGCGTCAAACTGGAAGAAATACGGGCTTCCTGAATAGGACATACGATAAATCGCCCTCTCCAAGAACACCAATCCATACTCTCCACCAGCTAACCCAATAATATCGCCACCATCAGGAATTAACTGTGAGTCACTCTGAGAAGCAGTGCTAGGTGTCCAATCTGTCTCATCATTAATATCAGACCAGTAAACCCTAGATTCCTCACCACCAACATTAGCCGCAACTACAAAGTCTCGAACTACCGTGACGTACTTAGCCGTAGGAGCAGCCGCAGATAGGTCTGAGACCGTCGTAGAGCCTCCCAAATCCCAATATTGGAGTTTGTTAGCCCCATTAGCCAAAATCAGCTTAGAACCGAACTGAGTCACATCCCAAGACTCTACAGAGCTATAGGAAGTCTTTACAGCATCCAGTGAGGCATCGGTAGAGTCAAACTTATAGATCGAAGTAGCACTAGCAGCAAATAGAGTGGAAGCACCAGCATACTTACCTGCAAAAGCAAGCAGCAAAGTTTCTCCAGCAGCGTCAGAATAGTCTGCGGCATCTCGTAAAGGGGCATAACCGTTAGTAACAGGATAACAATTCACAGCTTCCATCACAGCACCAGTTACACCCGGCTGATCTGGCAACCATTCTCCGAAAGTAATCTTCATTGCTTAACCCATGTAGTAGGCTCAGGAGCAACAATCGTCCATTCGTAACCTATGATGTTTCCAGTAGCATCTACCACAGCAGTTGCAACAACAGAAGCCGCAGCCGTAGTCACATAACTACCTAGTGCCGATACCGTTGCCACACCAGTAACCGAAGCATTACCAGAAACAATAAAGTTGCCAGCAGCAGTTACCGTAGCAGTTCCAGTAATTGAAGCCGATCCACGAATAACGTCTACAGGAACAGCCTCAAACGTCGCATTACCTGTAATTGTGGCAATACCGTACTTCTCAGCTAATGCAGATGCAATAAACGTAGCCGTACCAGTAAATGAGGCTGAATCGCCCTCATACTCGGCGTATCCATCATTCCAGTAACCAGCAACAACATATCGATCAGGCTGGCTTAGGTCACCCTCACCATAGCCCTGAGTCCAATAGTCGTAGTCAACGTAATTAGCCATTCTGAGCCACTAAATCCCAAGATTGATTAGCTTCATTCCAAGAATACATCTGTCCATCAGTAGGCATAGCTACAGGCGGTTGCCAGTTTGCGTCACCGTCTAGTGTCCAGCTAGGATAAGGCTGCGGCGGCACAAACGCATCTATGTCTGAACGATAGGTATAACCTATGCCAGCGTAGTGCTTGCGGAAATTAGCGTTGTAGCTGGTCTGCTTCCAAGTCCCACCGAACAGACGCTCACAGAAAGCAGCACCGATATGCTCTTTCTCAACACCATTGGCATCGCTAGTATCTTTATTATCAACAACGATTACTCGCTGTACGATACCGTTGTCATCAATTTCAGCGAAGTGCGCCATCTCAAGCCTCCAGTTTCAATCCGGTCAAACTTAATTCATCGCCAACAATCCCAACAGGGAACGTATTGAACGACATGCTTATCCTCGTTTCCTCACCTTGCACACTAGGAACATTATGCTCAAGCGACGAAGGAAACAAAATCAATCTGCCAACTTTAGCCTCAAACCACCAAGACTCAGAGTTGTACAAGTTCCATTCTTCAGGTGGAAACTTGATCTGTTGCCAGCCAGAACGATAGAAATAAATCTTATCGTCAGGATTGGTATTTAGATAAAACACACCTGAGATAAAACTATTCGGATGCGCGTGTTTATGATGCCACTGACCTTGCTCTGAATAGTTAAACCAGCTTTGAGTAATCCTTAAATGAACATCATGCTTTGGATTGCTTGTGGCTTTAAAGTATTCAGCAACGCAACTTTCAATCCAATCTCGCAAAGAAGTCATTACAGATTCGCGCAATATAAAATTATTGACGCTTGTTGTATTTCCTTCATTTGCTCTAGTTTCTTGACCGCGAACAAACAATAATTCTTCGTCCGTAAATTCTCTATCAAGGTCAAACATTCCTATAGGAATAGGAAAAAGATTGTGCATATTCATGCAACAGCCCTTTCAAATTCTTCTTCGTAGGCTTTCATTTTTTTCAAATCTTCTTCCAACCAAATTGTTGGAATTTTGTCCTCAAATGCTTTAATTTCTTCCATTACCCAATACACTTCTTCTATAGACGGGCATGGTCTTGGATCATCCCAACGAGTAAAAACCCCATTAGATATTTCCCATTTGGCTCCAGGACGCAAGCATTCCATTGCAACATTTATGCCATACAGTCTATAAATTTTTGTTGTCATAAATTTTTATTGGTTTAATTTGATAATAACAATGCCAGAACCGCCAGCACCACCAGCACCACTTGTGCTATTACCACCACCACCACCGCCACCTGTATTGGTAGAACCTGCTGTCGCTGTTCTGCCGTTACTGTTCACGCCGCCTGTTCCACCACCACCAGAACCACCAGCTCCGCCACTAGTCGAGTCACCACCGCCTCCGCCACCACCAGCATATGTGACGCTACTGCCAGAAATTGATGAGGCTGTACCAGCACCACCTGACCCGCCAAGGCCGCCTGTCGTGTAATTACCGCCAGTAGCACTAGCGCCGCCACCACCGCCTGCACCTTGATATGCGCCGGGGGCGTGGCGACCTAAACCACCGTTGCTGCCCTGACTAGGTGTTGTGCTTGGTGTGTTACCTGCGCCGCCTGATTTTTCGGTGTTATCGTTGAGGCAGCCACCACCTCCACCTGACCCACCTGCGACACCTGCGCCTGTTCCGCCTCCTCCGCCACCGCCAGCGGAAGTGATGGTTGAGAAAACCGAGTTTGAACCACTTGAACCTGCGCTGCCAGAACCACTTGCTGCACCATTTCCTCCTGCGCCAACAGTGATTGTGTATTCCGTTCCACCAGTTACAGAAAGGCCAGTACCAGTTCTAAAACCGCCAGCCCCACCACCACCACCTGCATCAGTTCCACGACCACCGCCACCGCCGCCTGCGACAACCAAATAATCCACACTAGTCACACCAGTAGGAGCAACCCACTTAGTAGATGACTTAAAGGTAAAGACAGTCTGTGATGCGACGGTGTATTTCAGGATGACGATGCCAGAGCCGCCTGCCGCACCTGTTTCTGATGGTGCAGGGCCGTTTCCACCGCCACCACCACCGCCACCAGTATTTGTGGTTCCTGCTACAGAAGCAGCGCCACCGCCTCCCGGTGAGCCATCACCGCCACCTCCAGTGCCTCCTGTTCCTTTTGTTCCAGACCAAGCGCCGCCACCACCACCACCAGCGTAAGTAACAGATGAACCAGTAATAGTTGATGCTGTTCCATTTCCACCATTGCCTGCTGTACCGCCAGAACCTCCTGATGCAGCACCACCTGTAGCAGATGCTCCACCACCTCCACCGCCACTTCCAGCACTTCCATTGGTGCTTCCTACTCCACCATTATTTCCTTGCGATGGGGATGTTGACGGAGTGTTTCCATTTCCTCCAGAACTTAAAGAACTCCCACCAGACCCACCGCCTCCAGAGCCGCCAGAGTTCCCATTTCTTGGCGCTGCGCCACCAGACATTCCGCCACCCGCCCCGCCAGCGGTTGAAGTTATCGTACTAAATACGGAATCACTACCATTATTTCCGGTAGTGTTTACAGTAGTTTGAGCAGCGCCACCCGCACCAACAGTGATTGAATAATCCGTTCCTGCTGTTACGGATAAGCCTGTGCCAGTTCTAAAACCGCCAGCCCCACCGCCTCCAGCATGAGATGCGCCGCCACCACCACCCCCCGCCACCACAAGGTACTCAACCTCTGTCACACCAGTAGGCGCAGTCCAAGTGCCAGATGCAGTAAACGTCTGTACAACGGTATAGCCGCCAGCTAATGCGCGACCCAACAGCATTGCCATGATTCCACTCATGTCAGCCCCTTAACTGACGTTGCCAGAGACAACGCAGACTGTGCCGCTGATAAACAAGATCGTCGCAACGCCTCTAGTTGCCAGCGTCATCGTGTCTTTGTCCGTGTTTGTTCCGGCGATGTAGGCCGTGGTGATCGAGCAAGTGATGGTGATGTTGCCTGTCGTGTTGTTGAAAATTGAGATCACATCACCGGCAGCAAATGTGCTGTTCGGAATCGTGATCGACCCGCTGGTGCCAACGCCGACAAACTTTCCAACGTCTGTCGTGGTCAGCGAATATGAAGTCGTCTTGTCCGATCCAGACTGCGGGATGTTTCTGTAACCGACAGAGTTCGTGCCATCTACAGTACAGTTCGTCAGATTGCCAGAGCTAGGAGTTCCAAGAGCACCGCCCGGAGCCACATAGTCAGTTCCAGCAGTCGCAGTCGTAGCTACACCAGCAGTCGCCTTAACAATACCCGTCAGATCAGCACGTTTCAGAACCTTGCCAGTGGTACTACTCCAAAGGGCTAGTTCACTGTCTACACTCGAAGTTACGCCTTCAATCTTATCGGTATTGAGATTCGTAAAGTTATTATCAACCTCTGTAAAACTTAGGGCTGATCCCTTTACATTCCGTAAAGTAATTGTTGTCATTTAATTACTCCTTAGGACAACTGAACCGACAAGTTGCCAGTAGTGATCTTGAATACGTCGCCGTTGTTAATCGTCTTGGAAGCATCCAAAGCCGTATGGAACAGCAGATTTCCAGAAGTTACTGCATCACGGATTGCAACGTGAGAAATAATGCCCCAATCAGCAGTCGCTTGAGGAAACTCCACCGCAGCACTATTCGTCGACGTACCGTTAGACGGCGCTCCAAACGTAATAGCCTGACGAGCATACGAACCACCTGAAATCTCAGTGCCAGTATCAGCATCAGTCGGATCAGACGTATATAACGCCAGATAAGTAGTCGTAGGACTCGTATAACTCGTATTCCGCAGAACAGCGTTAATCAACGCATTTTCTAGATAATTGGACATTTCAGCCATGATTTACCTCACATAAGACATAGACATAGGCTGACCACCGTACTCACTGGATTGGTCAGAAGTGTTAATTGCAGTTATCGCACGATCATACAAAGCAGCCCAAGTCTGCAACCTTGCATCATTCATGAGATACGGTTCTGCCTCCCCTAATGCAGCATAAAGTAAAGCATCAGGATAGTTTGCCAAAAAAGCATTGGTAATGTTCGTGTCGCTCAA